CTATACTGCCTGAATCTTTACAATGTCCACCAGTGTCAGTTTCTGAATATCTGTATTCTCCAGACTGGTGATCAGTGCTTTTGCTGTATCGATAGCTGTCAGGACATTGACACCCGTCTCAATTGCACTTCTTCGAATTACGAAACCGTCTTTGGAGTGTTCTGCTCCCTGTGGCGGAGTATCAATAACAAGATCTATCTTATGTCCAAGGATCAGATCCATGAGGTTCGGTGTGCTCTGTTCAATCTTGTTGACTGCAATTGCTTTCACACCTGCTTCTGTAAGTGCTTCTGCTGTTCCTTTTGTCGCAAAAATCTTGTATCCGATCTTTTCAAAACGTTTACCGATTTCTACAGCCTCATCCTTATCCTCATCACGGACAGTCATAATCATATTGCTAAATTTCGGAAGTTTGATTCCTGCACCTAAGAATGCTTTATATAGCGCCTCGTCAAATGTCTTGGCAATTCCAAGGCACTCTCCTGTAGACTTCATTTCTGGTCCAAGGCTGATATCTGCATCACGGATCTTCTCGAAAGAGAATACCGGCATTTTAACTGCATAGTAATCTGCCTCCGGCTGAAGTCCCGGTGTATATCCAAGTTCTTTGATCTTGTGACCGATAATCACTTTTGTTGCCAGTGGAACAATTGGAATTCCAGTTACTTTACTAATGTATGGTACCGTACGGCTGGATCTTGGGTTTACCTCGATAACATAAACCTCTTCACCACACACAATGAACTGAATATTAATCAATCCGATGACGTGCAGGGATTTTGCAAGTCGTCTTGTATATTCTTCAATAGTACGTTTTGTCTTATCAGAAATACTCTTTGCAGGATATACAGAGATACTATCTCCGGAATGGATACCCGCACGCTCAATATGCTCCATGATACCTGGAATCAGGATATCTTCTCCGTCACATACGGCATCGACCTCAATCTCTTTTCCTTGTAAATATTTGTCTACCAGAATCGGGTGATCCTGCGCAATCTGATTGATGATTCCGATAAATTCCTCGATATCATTATCGTTAATAGCAATCTGCATACCTTGTCCGCCAAGCACATAGGACGGTCTTACCAGTACTGGATAGCCGAGTCTGTTCGCAACAGTCTTTGCCTCCTCAGCTGTAAATACAGTTCCACCAGTCGGTCTTGGAATCTGACATTTTTCCAGAATTTCATCAAATAATTCGCGATCTTCGGCTGCATCTACATCTTCTGCCTTTGTACCAAGAATTGGCACTCCCATTTTCATCAATGCTTCTGTCAATTTAATTGCTGTCTGACCACCGAACTGAACAACTGCTCCGTCCGGCTTCTCCAGGTCTACAATGCTCTCTACATCTTCCGGTGTCAGTGGCTCGAAATAAAGCTTATCGGCAATATCGAAGTCCGTGCTGACTGTCTCCGGGTTATTATTGATAATAATTGTCTCGTATCCCTCTTTTGCAAATGCCCATGTACAGTGTACGGAACAGAAATCGAACTCGATTCCCTGTCCGATACGGATTGGGCCAGAACCAAGGACAAGAACCTTTTTCTTACCGGAAGTCTCTTCTACTTCATTTTCACTTCCAAATACAGAGTAATAATACGGTGTTTCTGCCGCAAACTCAGCGGCACAGGTATCTACCATTTTGTAAGATGCGGTAATACCGTATACCATTCTAAGATCATGCACCTGTCTTTCTGTAAGACCTGTCAGTCTTGCGATAACCTCGTCCGGGAACTCCAGGCGTTTTGCTTCTTTTAATAATTCCTTTCCAATTCCACCACGTCCGGACGCTACTCTTGGCGCGCATGCACGCAGAGACTGCTCCATCTCTACCAGGTTTGCAATCTTATCGATAAACCAAATATCAATCTTTGTAATCTTATGTATTTCTGTATAAGGAATTCCTCTTCTAACTGCTTCTGCAATCTTCCAGATTCTCTGATCGTCTACTACGTCCAATGCGTTCATCAGTTCTTCTCTGGAAAGATGACTGAAATCATAGGACATAAGACTGTCCACATGCTGTTCCAGAGATCGGATTGCTTTCATAAGCGCTCCCTCAAAATTATCACAAATACTCATGACCTCTCCGGTCGCCTTCATCTGTGTAGTCAGTGTCCGTTTTGCACTGATAAATTTATCAAATGGAAGTCTCGGAATCTTAACAACACAATAATCAAGCATCGGTTCAAAACTTGCATATGTCTTCTTTGTAACTGCATTTTTAATCTCGTCAAGTGTATATCCAAGCGCAATCTTTGCTGCTACCTTTGCGATTGGATAACCCGTAGCTTTCGATGCAAGCGCAGAAGAACGGCTGACACGTGGATTTACTTCAATAACACAATATTCAAATGATTCCGGATTCAGGGCATACTGTACGTTGCAGCCTCCTGTAATATTAAGCTCACTAATGATATTGAGGGCTGATGTACGGAGCATCTGATATTCTTTATCGCCCAGCGTCTGAGACGGTGCTACAACAATACTGTCTCCGGTATGTACACCAACCGGATCAATATTTTCCATATTACAAACCGTGATACAATTTCCTGCTGCATCACGCATTACCTCATATTCAATCTCTTTCCATCCTGCGATACAACGTTCAACAAGTACCTGACCCACACGGGAAAGGCGAAGTCCATTTTCAAGAATCTCTACAAGCTGACGTCTGTCATGTGCAATTCCACCACCACTTCCGCCAAGAGTGTATGCCGGACGAAGAACGACCGGATATCCAATCTTTTCTGCAAATTCGATTCCGTCCTCTACGCTCTCAACTACAAGTGATGCTGCACATGGTTCGCCAATTTTTTCCATTGTTGATTTAAATTCCAGACGATCCTCTGCCTTCTTAATTGTCTGAGCTGTTGTTCCGATCAAGCGGACATTATGTTCTTTGAAAAACCCCCGCTCTTCCAATTCCATAGCAAGATTCAGCGCTGCCTGTCCTCCCAGAGTCGGCAGGACACTGTCTGGCTTCTCTTTCATAATAAGCTGTTCAACAACTTCTACCGTCAATGGCTCTATGTATACTTTATCAGCAATATCCTTGTCCGTCATAATAGTCGCAGGATTTGAATTCAACAGCACAACTTCCAGTCCTTCTTCTTTCAAAGAACGACATGCCTGTGTACCCGCATAGTCAAACTCTGCTGCCTGACCAATGACGATAGGACCAGATCCAATTACAAGCACTTTCTTAATTTCTTTATTTCTTGGCATCTTATTTGTCCCCCTTCATCATCTCAATAAATCTGTCAAACAGGAATGTAGAATCCTGTGGCCCCGGGCATGCTTCCGGGTGGAACTGTACAGTGTATATCTTCTTGCCTATGTAATTCAATCCTTCGTTTGTTCCATCATTGACATTGATAAATGCTTCTTCTGCAACATTCTTATCCATAGTATTATAATCAACCGCATATCCGTGATTCTGCGAGGAAATGTAAACGCGTCCCGTAGACAGATCTTTTACAGGGTGATTGCCACCTCTGTGACCATATTTTAATTTATATGTCTTTGCACCATATGCAAGAGCCATCAACTGATGTCCCAGACAAATTGCAAATATTGGAATGTCTGTCTCTGATAATTTTCGGATCTCTTCTATAATAGAAACACAAGTTTCCGGATCTCCAGGACCATTGGATAACATGATTCCGTCCGGATTAGATTTTATGATTTCTTCTGCTTTTGTGTCTGCCGGATAGACAGTCACTTCACAGCCTCTTTGAATTAAAGATTTTGAAATATTATTCTTTGCTCCAAAATCCATAAGTGCCACTTTAAATTTTTCTCCTGGAAGAACATGTTTCTCGTCGCAGGTCACCTTTGATACAACATCTCCAACAGTGTACGCCTTAAGTTTTGGAATGATTTCATCTAAATTATAATTCTCATTTGTAGTAATCATACCATTCATGGTTCCCTTTTCCCTGAGAATCTTCGTCAATGCTCTTGTATCCACGCCTTCAATTCCTGGAATGTCCTGTGCAGCAAGGAAATCCTGAATTGTACCGTTGCATCTAAAATTACTTGGCATTCTGGATAATTCTCTTACAATATATCCGTCCGGCCATGCTTTCTTTGACTCCATATCTGGTGTGATTCCATAGTTTCCTATCAGTGGATAAGTCATCACAACGGCCTGTCCGGCATATGAAGGGTCTGTCAGCACCTCCAGATAACCGGTCATTGACGTATTAAAAACAATCTCACTGATCATATCCCTCGTCGTCCCGATACTTTTTCCCTCAAAGACTGTCCCGTCTTCTAGAATTAGAAATGCTTTCATATATTCACCCTTATCCTTTCTGTTACTTCTAGTCTGCTCTAAAGCTTCCCAAATTGTTAAAAGTATACTATACTTATTCTCCTTTTTCAACCCAAAAAAAGTATTTTTTAACAGTTTTTTATCTACTTTCGACAAAAACCATTAAAATAGTCGCTAATTTTAATGGTTTTTATTTTACGTCAAAAAATTGTTTTTTTCGTCAATATGCCTGTTATATTGGTTTTATCTATACTTTTTCGTTTAAAATCCGGTTGATATTTTTAGCATTTAGGATGGGATATATTTCAATTCTTTTTTTAAGAATATTTCCAGAAAATTGTAATTTTATTCATTTTTTTGTCATCTATGTAACTGTAGGAAACTTCTGTCAAATGATACCACTGCGCCAGATTCTGTGCAGCACGCTTCACCTCGTTATTTAAAATGTCTTCTTTTGCAGTTTTATAAACTGATTCATCGGAATATTTCAGTACAACTTTCGTCTCTCTCGCCGAAATCACCTGGTTCATTGCTTTAAGCGCCGTCTGACCATCATATTCTGTATAATACATTCCATTAACTACATAATAATTCAAATCCATCTTCGTACAATCTGGAAGTTCTACTTCCAAATCCGGCGTATGAGTCCGAAACAACTCATCATCATCACAAAGCATATAATCGTAGCTGATATTGTCACGAATTTCGTCATCCATTACATTTTCAGCCTCCTCTTCCGACTCCTGGAAAATTGGATCTCCCCACGTCACATCCACATAATAATAATCGCCGTCACATTTCACCAAATTCCATGCATGAGGGATCTTATGACCATCACCATCACTGAAAGATTCTGTCACCTCCCCAGTAACATAAGTGCAGAATAGCCCCTGCTTCTCCATGAGATACTGCATTGCTTTAGAATAACCGGCACACACTGACTTTTTTCCAATAAATACACTGCAAATATTTTGGTTATCTTCTGCTGCATCATCATAATCCACCTGATTCACAATATACTCATAATCATAAAGAATCTTCTCATAATCCGAAGCATTTTCACTGATACCGGACAGACACTCCGACACCTCCATGTCAATCTGTGTCTTCTTTTTCTCACATTCTTCTTTCGTATACAAATATCCCGGCATCACAGACGTATAATTCTGAAGTCCAGAATAGGCTGTGGAAGAAGCTGTCCCATCGCTCCAGAAAATCTCTGGATAATCATTCAACACATAAACAAGAAGTTCATTAACACGTTCCGGCTTCTGGCTGTGCACATGAATTTGCTCTACATGTTCCAAAAGCCCCTGCAAAAGCTCCTGATACACTGTCTGCTCTTCTTCACTTAGTTGCTGATAATAAAATTTACCGTCCATTTCTCCGATTTCTTCTGAAACATGCTGATATATCACCGGATCCTGACCAATTAATTTCAGCATGACATCTTTTATATTGCCATATTCCCTGTATTGATATACTCCACAGACAATCAAAACTCCCATTATTAAAATCAGGAATCCCAAACCTCTATGGCGTCTTCTTTTCTTCTTTTTTTCCATCTATAATCCTTTCTTCACATCTCACACACTTTCTTTCTCTATCATACAATAAAAGTAATCTAGTTTCTATGAGGTATTTTTTATTATGAGCATTTTTCATATAACCGACACGCCGGATTGGGGGCAGTTGAAAATAAATCTGACTTCCAGGATTCATGCACATCCTATTGAAAATGCACGTATTTCGATTTCATACACTGGAGTCCCTGATGAGACATTGGAAGAGTTGACTACAGATTCTTCCGGTCAGACCGACACCATTAATCTTCCTGCACCTCCAATTGAATACAGCTTAGATGAAACAAACGAATTGCAGCCCTATTCTGAATATACAATTTCTGTGGAAGCAGCAGGCTATGAATCTATCCAGATTGCAGGTGCTGAGATTCTATCCACAGTCACAGCTATCCAGAATATTTCCATGCGTCCGCTCATTCCTGACACAAATCAAAATTCTATTTATGTGATACCTGCACATACATTATATGGAAATTACCCGGCGAAAATACCGGAGGAAGAAATCAAACCATTAACCGAAAGCGGTGAAATTGTCTTAAGCCGGGTCGTTATTCCCGAATACATCGTTGTTCATGATGGAAGTCCGAGAGACTCCACCGCTAAAAATTATTATGTCCGTTACAAAGATTACATCAAAAATGTGGCATCCAGTGAAATCTATGCAACCTGGCCCACCAATACGATTCGCGCAAATGTACTGGCAATTATGTCCTTTACATTAAATCGGGTCTATACAGAATGGTACCGGAACCAGGGCTATGATTTTACTATTACATCTTCCACTGCATTTGACCACAAGTGGATTCCTGAACGGAATATTTACGATTCTATTTCAATCATCGTAGATGAATTATTTGCCGACTATCTTGCAAGACCAAATGTAAGACAGCCGATACTTACACAGTATTGCGATGGAAGACAGGTTCAATGTCCAAACTGGATGACCATTTTGTAAGGACGTATAAAGATGTTTCTACCTATTATATATATGTCAGATTATACACTATCCTACATACTTCTTTCCACCATAATATGCAGCAATCCAGCCAGATGGAATCTTAATCCAGATGTCACTACCGACTTTGCGGACGTCCTTGCAGGTTACGCGCGTGCCTTTCTTGAGTCTCCCGTTATCGTGCGCGTGTTGCTGTGCATTACTGGATAACTCCGCATAAGATTTTTCCGGATTATTGGTTCCCGGACCGGTTCGGACGCTCAGGTCGTCCACCTGTGTTGTATAGACTTGTCCGACGACATAAGCTCCGGTGCTCTTTGAAGCGGAAGTCACTCCAGATCCATTGTCCAGGACTACAACTGTATGTCCCTTGGTGTGTGTAGCAAGAATATCCCCTCGTTTCAGATATGTACTTTCCTTGCAGCGCTTATCATCTTTCAGGATTTCGAACGCTCCTGTCTTTCGCAAGGTTTCCAGCTCTGACGCTGTGTTAAAATCTCCAACTTGTATTCCGGCATATAAGCAACATACTCTGACCAGTGCAGAGCAATCTGCCTCCACATCAACATTGACCTTGCTGAGATTATAGTTATACTTAACCGCAATCTTTCTAAGGCTGTCTCTGTGTGCCTGGCAATAACCGATGTAATTATTGTTGCACGCTGCTTCCATTGCCTGTGCAATCTTCTCTGCTACAGTTGGATCTTTCGGTCTTGCTACGTACCAACCTTTTCTGTGCAGATAGTAATTCTGTATAGACACTTCTCCACCGGTCTGATCTCCGGCTTTTCCTCCGGTGGTGGTGCCCTTCTCATTAATACGTGCGCTTCCAATTCTTACTGCCATAATATCACTCCTATCAATAAGAGGACGATTACTCGCCCTCTACTTACACTGCTGTTTATACAACTGATTTACTCCGGTCGCTGCCAACCCACTCGCCATTCCAACCGCAATTGCATTAATCACATCTCCGGCCGGAAAGTCCGGCATCGTGTAGAGTCCGGCAACGCCCAGAGCTCCGCCACATACAGCCATGATGACCGGAATCCATTTGTCCGGAATTTTCTCATAAGCCTTACAGCCAAGTCCAATCACGTAGCAGATTGCTACGATTCCTACTACTGTTCCTAATGTTGTGATATCCATACCTAATCCTCCTGATCATGCGCTTGCTTATTTATATGCTTCTCAATCTTGTCTATTGCCTCAGTTACTGGACCATTACACCCCTGCTCCTTAAGTCCTTTCAAGCAAGCGAGAATTCCATAAGTCAGCAAGCATTGTTCTGACTTTACTCTTTCAATTTCTACGTCCTGCTGATTCTGCTTTAAGTACCACTTGTACACCGCAAAAATAGCAGAAAAAATAACCACTACGGCTGTCAAAAGACTTCCGGCCATAATGATTGTGTTTACGTCTACATACACTCTATGTACCTCGATTCTTAAATTTTGCGTAAAATAAAAAGACCTCTAGGGTCTTGCTCTAATTTCCATGTGTTCACCTACTTTTTAGGCTCTGCTTTTCTTGTGCACGATACAGGAAAGTCATAAGGATAGTCGTAAGGATAATCTATTATCTCATTAATATCCACGGAAATAACATATTTTTCTCCAGTATTCACCGTGTTCTTGCTTAACTTCACATTTGTAATTTCAAGCATCAGATTACCTCCACTTCTATCCTTGCCTTTCTCGTCGAATCACCAACCACGTATGTGATTTCCAACACATAGCATGCCTTGTTCTGTGGCGAGATTTTCACGTCAAGATAATGACCATCTATCTCACACTCTCCGCTCGCTTCCGCTTCCCCGTACCTGAGAAGACTGTAATGGGCGCTTAATATCGTGAATGGTTCATCGTTGGGACTTCTGATCAGAAGTTTTACGTGCTTATCTTCTCCTAGAATGAATTTTACCTTATTCACAGCAACACCCCCTTCCATGATGACACGGATACACTGCCTCTACTTGAAAATCATCATTTTGCATGATGGCATCATATTCTTCCGGAACGACTTCGGCAAAATAATCAAACGCGACAAGCTGCGCGCATAGCGTAGTTGGATCCACAATCAACAGTATCTTTGTACAAAACGCTACGTTTTCTGCATCGTCATAAGCTGTGACTTCAACCACATACATTCCATCTAAATCAAGAGGGACTGTGGTATTCCACAAGTCCCCCTCTGCACGCTCAAAGACAACTTCTTTTCCATCGACCTTACCGATTACTTTCGTAACCATAAAAATAGCTCCTAGTCTGTCACCTTAACAGAGATAATGAACGTCTTACCACAGTCAACTGGGTTAGGAGTAAGAGTAACTTTCTCGAATACCGGTGCGCCAGTATCAAGAGTAACCTTACGTGTTACAGTTGTAGTCTTGCCAGCCTTATCCGTTGCAACAACAGTAATTGTATTGGAACCATTAACAAGAGTAATTTCCTTGCTGAATGAACCATCAGAATTAACTGTAACGGATGCGCCATTGACTGTAACTGTGACAGGTTTAGATGTAACATCGTCTGTTTTACCAGATACAACCAGAGCTGTCTTATTTGTGATAAGTTCATCTGCTGGATTTGTAAGAGTAAGTGTCGGTGGAATTGTATCAACAGTGAATGAAACCGTCTTAGCGCTTGCTGCATTTCCATCATAGTCGGATGCTTCAATAGATACGGTGTGAGCGCCATCTGCCAGTGCTGTTCCCGGCGTGTAGGAGCATTCGTAACCATCTGTGACTTCTGTTTTTGTGAATGCAGTTGTAACTTTTGCGCCATCAACTTTGATAACGATTGTATCTGGATTTATCCCAGAGTCATTATCTGTCACCTTGAATTTAATAACCGGTGTTGCATTGGTAATGTAAGCACCAGCTGTCGGGTAAGTGAAAGCAAGTGTTGGCGCAACTTTTTCAAGGACGCGAAGTAACAGATTTGCTCCGAAAGTAGCATCACTTTGATTTATTGTAGTTGAGTTTCCGGCATCATCTGTAGCTATTACAGAGCCCCCATATTTATGACCATCTTGTGAGTAACTGGATTTGCTAGGCGCCGGGACTGTTGCTTTATACTCTCCTGTAGATGCATCAAACGTCAGATCATATGTCTGCCCATTAAATACATACTGTACTGTTTTAACTGCCATTTTTCTTTTCTCCTTATGCCTCTACAATTACATCTTCATACCCATCGGTTTTTAAAATGGTATCAACATTATCTTTCCATCTCTTGTATAATCGCGTTTTTACAAAATATGCACGGTATTTCTTCTGTCCTGCCTCAACGCTTTTCTCTGCTTCTTCTATAATTCTGCTTGCAATAAATGTAGTCATATCATTCATCCTTTCTTTTTCCTTTCTTACTGAGTTTCTTCTGTGCCATCACCGAGCAGTGCCGGCAGCACGTCTGTGAGGATACTGTCCACGGTAGCGATAAGCTCTGCACTTTCAGCCTCTCGGCTTTTATTGGCTTCCGTTAGATTGCCCACATGCTCTTCCAGTGCATCAATACGATCCATTGGTGATTCTTTTTCCCGATACATCACTACGCCCAAGATTCCAGCCGTATATTTTACTATGGCATTTAAGTCCGTGTAATTCTCGTATTCTGCAATGGTGGACTCCCGTTCTGTCACGGTCATCTTCTTGGTTTTGAACTCGTCTTGGAACATGGATCTCAGTTCTTCTTCCGTTGCCGATATGGTCTTAATTAGAAGGTTTCCATATGCACGGATCGATGCCGACTGGATTGTCAGTTCTGATGCATCATTGAATATAATCTTCAATTGTTACTCCTTTCCGGAGTGATTCTTAGTTAAATAGCAAAAGTCCAAAGGTTTTTAAATCCTCTGATAGTGACTTTATATCATTCGTAGCTCCGTTTGACTGTATTGCAATCGTTTCTTTTTCGTGCGCAGGTTGGGGCATGAATGGAGAATTCCTTGAGTTTAAAATCAAAAACGATCAAAGCATATTACAAGAAATGTTCGTTCATACTGGCGCATGCTCTGGAAACAACAATGTATACATCCCATTAAATGCAAAGAGCGGTTTTTCTGGGTTAAAAAAAGGTAGCTCATACAGTTTTTCAAGGCAAAACTTATATAGTTCCTTTGGCATGAGCTGGAACCGTCAGTGGTCTGCGGTGTGCCTGCCGATTTGATTTACTCGTAAATAGCTAACAAAGTGACGGTCGTAGTGCCTCCAAGTCCGTCATAGTAATTCTGATTGACTCTAGCATAGACATATGTCCAATCCGAAGTGGCTTGAATAGCGGTTTTTCCGTAGACCAAGGCATTATTAGAATTAGTTGTTGCTCCACAGATGCAGTCTACAATTTTATTACCTTGTGTCATCAAAGCAGCGACTTCATTTGAGAAATCAACGAGGATATTCGTCTCTGATGGTACGGTTTTACGAAAGCACTTTACTTTCATATTGCTATTTAACTAAGAATCACTCCTTCCTACTATTAATAAAGTTACATATATAAAAGCGCATAACAAAAGCACCCGACCATTGCCGAGTGTGAAGTGAGTGTGAATTGTGGTAAAAAAGCTATGCGCTTAAATATTTCTTGTGGTGATATTTCACGCTCTCCTGATCAACGCTGCAGTAGAGCATTGTCGTCTCAGTTTTAGCGTGTCCTGCCATGATAGAAGCTTCCTGTAACGGCATGCCTCTGTTAATGGCATTAGTAATGGACGTACCTCGAAATCTGTGTGGATGAGCCTTTTCGACTCTTGCACGTTCTCCGGTACGTCTTATCATATCTTCTATTCCAGCCTTCGATAGCCGATTGTGTGGACTCTTAAGTCCTACAAATAATGCCGGATTATTATCAGTTCTGCTCTGCAG